GCATATTCGAGCGCTTCCTTGTCGCTCATTCCTCTGTTCATTTCCGTCTCCTGTTTTCAGGTAGGTAGGCTAGCGCCAGAGCGCGGGAAGCGCGGAAGGCAGCGGGTTGCGCGTGATCGCGAAAGAAAAGGCCTCTCGGTTTAACGGCACGACAGGAAAGCCTCGGCTCTGGAGCCGCTTTGTTGTCCACGCCAGATAACTGACATAGAGCGCTTGCAGGGCGATGGCGTCGGCTAATGCAGGCATCGGGTGTTGCGTTACGGAGATGGATCGAGCGCGCCACAGGGCCTCACTTTCCGCTCTGGCCTTTGCGTCTGCTTCGGATACATTGATTCGCATCATCGGCTTATTCTCTAGGGTGGATGCACTAGGCGGCGGACGGGAAGCGATGCCGGTAGACTTCGGCGTTGGCGCGCGACCGGAGGCGGCTGGCATAGGATGCGGTGACACCCGCGAGGACCGCGTAGTTGCGCAGCGTCCGCGCCGCATGGGGGAATTCCCGGAGGCCATAATAGACGGCTTCCTGAAAGGCCGCTTCCAAGGTCATCGCGTACATCAGGTTCTCAAGGCCGGTGCGGTTCGTGCGCTTCATGGTTCGATCTCCTGTAGGGTGCTAGGCGGTGGGGTTAGGCGTAGACCGTGATCGTGTCGCAGCCCCAATTGTGGCTGCCTTCCTCGCAATCGCCGTGGGTGGCATACTCCTCCAGCGCCATCTCGACGTGATCGTATTCGACGGCGGTGGGGCACTCCCAGATCGCGTCGGCGTCGCGGCGGCCGTCAGCGACAGCGTGGATCGCGGCGGCGACCGGCAGGCTGGTCTCGCGGGCGTCGGCCCACTTGGCGAGGTCGATGGACTGGCTGATCTGGCGGATCGTTTTGTAATTGCGGTTCATGTCTGTTCTCCCGTGCTGTCGATGAGGGGAGAATAGTCACAGGCGTGAACGCCGTCAACTTATTTTATTCACAGCTTGCAATTTATTTTAGATGGCGCATAGTGTGAATATGACAGCAGCAGAAGCTTTAGAGTGGATCATCCAGAAGCGAGGCACCGCCCGCGCGGCAGCTAGGGAGCTGGACGTTCTGCCTTCCGTGCTGAGCAATTGGCGTGCTCGCGGTGTGAGCGCTCCCGGCACCATTGCGATTTGGTTTGAGGCCAACCGGCTCGGCGCGAGGCTTCCGAAAGAGTTCCTTTTGCAGGCGATTTCCTGATGGCCCGCTACGGCTACGCCCGCTCTCCGACTGTGCGCGGAAACATGGAACTGGATCGCGCCAAGACGATCCTGCGCAAGACGGGCAGGGTGGTCTTCGCGGCTGAGATAACGGACGGCCGGCCCGCGAAGGGCAAGATCAAGGTCGACGGCAGGAACTACGATCCCCAGCAGGTGATCGACATGGCGATGGAGAAGGCGCCGCGCACCACAATACGCCATTTGGCGAGCACGGGAGAGAAGACATGAGCGAAGCCGAGAAGGAAGCGCTGGCGTGGCTGCATCGGTGGACGGCCATGATCGCTGGATGCGACGATCAGAAACACGCGTACACATTGCAGGCCATGCTCGCAGGGCCCCGTATGCCGGAGGATCCGAGCGAGGCGCTTTTTTCCGCAATGAAAGGCGCATTCCACGCGGCGGCCACCTTTCCTAGCGCATGGAGAAGAATCTACGCCGCCATCCGCGCCGAGCTGATGAAGCCCCCACCGCCCAAGATGGCGTGGCACGTCTCCAGCGGTATGGGGTGGGTGCATTTCGACACTCTCGACGCGGCAATGGCCGCTGTCCGCGCTGAAGTTTGCGACAAGAAACGAGCCGGCGCCATCGAGTGGCGAGCCGTCGAGGGTGAAATGGAGGTCCCGGCATGACCGGCCAATGTTTCACGCTAAACACGCACAGAAAAAGAGGAATTGCAGCGCAATCGCCGCGCGCGTAGTCTGGATGGCATGCCACGAACGGCCCGCTCTGTCGGCACCGAGATCCAGACCATCGCTGCCCTCAACATGATCGCAGCCCACCAAGGCCGCCCGTGCCCCACCAGGAACGACATCGCAGCATGGACCGGCGTACCCCACCGAGCAATTGGCAGGCTCCTAGCCCTCCTGCAAGCCACAGGGGTGGTTGAGATCGAGGAGCGCGGCAAATCCCCCAAGCTCCGCCGCATCCGACAAGTCGGAAAGCCATGGACAGGATGGAGCAAGAGGGATACCAGCAGAGCGACTGCGAATAGGTGGACGGCTAAAATACTGGAAAATACTCATGGGTAGGCCCAAGGGCTCACCGAATAAGGTGTCAAGAGACGTGCGCGAGGCCGCCCAGCAATACACGGCAGCCGCCCTCAAGACGTTGGCCGATATCTGCGCACGAGGGGAGAGCGAGCAGGCCCGTGTGGCGGCGGCTAATGCCCTCCTAGATCGCGGGCACGGCAAGGCAACCCAGGTGGTCGACGCGACGCTGAACCTAGTGGATAAGCTCAATGTCGATGAACAGCGCCTTTTTGCAGCAGCTCTCCGCCATCTCGCCAGTGTTGAGGGCGAAGATGCTGGCGGAACTAGACCGACGCATCACTAGGCACGATAGCCGCCTCAAGCTGGGGACCTACTACCCGGACGAAGGCCCACTCCGCCGCGAGCTTTACCCCAAGCACATGGACTTCTTTCGGGGTGGCAAGGAGCACCGCGAGCGGCTGATGATGGCGGCCAACCGCATTGGAAAGACCGAGGGCGTGGGTGGCTACGAGACGACGCTGCACCTCACGGGGGCCTATCCGCATTGGTGGGAAGGCCGGCGCTTCACTAAGCCAGTGCGGGCATGGGCGGCCGGGAAGACCAACACAACGACGCGCGACATCATCCAGGCCAAGCTATGCGGCCCTGTCACGTTCGATGGCGGCAAGAAGACGGTGGACGGGACGGGCCTCATTCCGGGCGATTCGATCCTTGATCTATCGTGGAAGGCCGGCATTCCCGATCTCGCGGACAACATCAAGATCAAGCACACCTCGGGTGGCGTCTCGACGCTGGGCCTCAAGTCCTATGAGCAGGGGCGCGGCGCTTTCGAGGGCACCGAGCAGGACGTGATATGGCTCGATGAGGAACCGAGCCTAGCCGTTTACGTCGAATGCCTCGTGCGCACGATGACCACCGATGGCATGGTGCTGCTCACCTTCACTCCACTGGAGGGCATGAGCGAGGTGGTGATGAGCTTCCTTGAGGCAGGGAGGGCGACATCTCAAAGTTAGTGGTTTCTGCGACATGGGATGACGTGCCCCACCTGTCGAGCGAGCAAAAAGAAGCGCTGTGGTCCAGCATCCCGCCCTACCAGCGCGACGCGCGGTCCAAGGGTATTCCCCAGCTCGGCAGCGGCGCCATCTTCCCGGTGCCCGAGAGCGACATCGTGGTCGAGCCCTTTGAAATCCCGCGGTACTGGCCGCGAGCCTACGGCCTGGACGTGGGTTGGAACCGCACCGCCGCAGTTTGGGGTGCGCACGACCGCGAGGTGGACTGCCTCTATCTGTTCTCGGAGCACTACCGGGGGCAGGCGGAGCCATCGATGCATGCGGCTGCCATCCATTCCCGAGGCAAGTGGATGCGAGGGGTGATCGACCCGGCATCCCGAGGGCGCGGACAACGCGACGGTGAGCAGCTCTTGCAGAACTACGTCGACCTTGGCCTCAACCTCTCGATGGCTGAGAACGGCGTTGAGGCTGGCCTGTTCGATGTGTGGGAGCGCCTGTCGACCGGCCGGCTCAAGGTGTTCAAGACCCTCCAAAACTGGCTGTCCGAGTACCGCCTGTATCGCCGGGACGAGAAGGGCGCTGTCGTCAAGAAGGACGACCATTTGATGGACGCGACGCGCTACTTCGTGGTGTCCGGCATCCACCATCTGGCGTGCGCGCCAGACGCCGCAGACCGCACCATGGCTGCAATCAAGGGCGCTAACCGTGGCAAGTCGACGGTGCACGAGTACGACCCCATGGAGGACGCATGAAGCGCATCGCCATCATTCTGCTGCTCACCGGCTGTGCCACAGAGCAGGGCGGCCTATGGGAGCGCGCCGGCAGCACCAGGGCTGACTTCGACCGCGAGCACTACGCCTGCACCCGCGACACGCTGGCGATCGGCGCAGCGGCTCACCTCAACCTCCCCTCTCATATCGCCACCTACAAGCTCTGCATGAAGGCGGCTGGCTGGACATTTCGCGAGGCTTGATCCGATAGGAGACGGAATAGGCGTTTCAGCGCGGCCGGCATTATGGTCCGCGCATGGGACTATTTGGCGGCACACCGACACCCTACGTTCCCCCGATGCCAACGGCACCGCCGCCGCCTCCGACGATGGCTGACCCCATGGTCAAGCAGGCTGCGCGCAATGTGCAGCAGAACGCGGCAGCGGCCAGCGGCTACGGCAGCACCATTGCCACGGGCGGGCAGGGCGTGACCACGTACGCGCCGACCGAAAAGAAAGAGCTGCTAGGCCAGTGATGGGCATCGGGACTCAGCGTCAATCAACCTACGTTCCGACCGTGGCGCCCCCCGTTCCGACAATCGCGGGTGGTCTAACTCCGGTGAAACTGGGCGACACTCGCATGTTCGACGGCGAGGAATACGAAAGCGATGGCGTGTTCGAAACCTTGGGGATCAACGATCCGAGAACCATGACGACCAAGCCCATCGACATACCGGAAAAGGACTTCAAGACGCCGTATATCTACAACGACTTCAAACACACCGAGACACCCGTACCGGGCGGCTATCGGACAGAACGGTGGCGTAAAAAGACAAGGCCGATGAGCTGACCATGCCGGACGGCGCAGTCTCCCTCCAGGACGCCAAAGACCCGTGGCTCCGAAATTACTTCATCAATCGCCTCGGAGCGATGGATAACGACCGCACGAGCTACTGGCTGACATGGAAAGACCTGGCGCAGAACTTCGCGCCCCGTCGCGGCAAGTTCCTGATTTCGAACAACGATTACACACGCGGTCGCCGGAAAGATCAGCGCATCATCGACAACACTCCAGCCATTGCCGGTCGCGTCATGGCCTCGGGCATGATGGCTGGCATCAGCTCGCCGGCCCGCCCGTGGTTTCGCCTCAAGATGGCCGACGACGCGGCGAATGAGGAGAACGGCGCGCGGGCGTGGCTCGATGAGGTGCAGAAGCGCATCCTGCACATCTTCGCCAAGTCCAACCTCTACAACTGCCTGCACACGCTCTATGCCGAGCTGGGCACATTCGGCACGGCTGTCCTGTGGGTGGATGAGGACGACGAAGACATCATCCGGGGCTACACGCTCACGGTCGGCGAATACTGGCTTGCCAGCTCCAGGCGCTTGGCCGTCGATACCGTCTATCGCACCATGTGGTGGACCGTTCGCCAGATTGTGGACGAGTTCGGCCGCGACAAGGTGAGCGAGGGCATCCGCTCGCTCTACGACAACGGCTTGATGGACCTCGAATATGAGATCGTGCACGCCGTCGAGCCCAACCCGAACGCCGCTGCGAAGGGCCGGAAGTCGCCCGGCGCGTTCTGGAATGGCCACCTCTCCGACCGGATGCCCTATCGATCGGTGTGGTTCGAGCGCGGGCAGCAGGGCGAGCGGGCACTGCTCAAGGTGTCGGGCTATGACGAGTTCCCCTGCATGGCTCCCCGGTGGGAGGTGGCGGGCAGCGAGACCTATGGCTCGGGCAATACGCCGGGATGGCTGGCCTTGGGCGATTCGCAGTCCCTACAAATCCAACAGCGCCGCAAGATGGAGTTCATCGACAAGCTCGTGAAGCCGCCCATGACGGGTCCGCCGAGCCTGGACAACAAGCCGTCCAGCCTCCTCCCTGGTGGAATGACCATCGTGAGCGAGCAGGGGCCGCACGCTGCCTTCCGGCCGGCATTCGAGGTCAATCCTGCGGGTATGCAACCGCTCATCGCCGATATCATGGAGACGCAGAACCGCATCAAGCAGGCGTTCTATGCCGACCTGTTCCTGATGATGGCGGAGAGCGACCGCCGCGAGATCACGGCGCGCGAGATCGACGAGCGCCACGAGGAGAAGATGCTGATGCTGGGGCCGGTGCTTGAGCGACTCCATGATGAGCTGCTCGACCCGCTGGTTACGCGCGTCTTCAACATCTTGGGACGGAAGGGCGGCATCCCGCCGATGCCCGAAGGCATGCAGGCGTCGCATGTCCAGATCGAGTTCATCTCCATGCTGGCCTCGGCGCAGAAGGCGGCGGCGACGGGCTCCATCGAGCGGTATGTGCAGTTCGGCGCCCAGCTCGCCCAAGTCGGCCTGCCCGGCGCCCTCGACCGCATCGACGTGGACGGCACGATGGACGAATACGGCGAAATGACCGGCGTGCCGGGCAAGGTGATCGTCGACCTCAAGAAGGCCATGGCCGTGCGCGATGCGCGGGCCAAGCAGCAGCAGGGGCAAGAGACGCTCAACAACCTCCAGGCATTGGCGACGACGGCCAAGACGGCGGGAGAGATCGACGTGGGCGGAGGGCAGAATGCGGTGTCGGCCGCAATCCAGGGAGCAACGGCATGACGCAGCGTGAGGAGGCCATCGTGTTGGCTCGGCAGATTGCGGACAATCGCTCCGATCTTGGCTGGCTGGCACCGCTGGCCAACGAGTTCCTGGCCATGGTCGAGCGTGAGGCGGCGCGAATGAAGCCGGACATGCGCGAGTATTTCAAGGTTCTGCCCGGCGGGATCACCTACGCGCGCGACAAGTGACGGACCTCGGAAACCGCCGCGAAGTCGAGAGGCGCAACAAGGCGTTGAAGGTCGCCGGCCTTGAGGACGATGCCGCGCTTCGCTGGCTGATGGGTGATTCGCGAGGCCGCCGGCATGTGTGGGGCATCCTGAGCGCTGCCGGCGTCTACCGGATAAGCATGGGCGCATCGCCCGAGTGGACGGCCTTCAATGAGGGCAAGCGCCAGATTGGCTTGACCTTGTTGGGTGACATCATGCGCGTGACGCCGGGCCTGTACCAGACGATGCAGACCGAGAACACACCACAGACGAAGACGGAGACCGACGATGGCTGACGAACCGATTGCAACCCCGACTGCGGCGCCTGTGGTGCCAGCGGCTCCGGCAGCGCCCGTTGTGGCTTCGTCTCCCGCGCCGGGCGCTGCCGTTGAGCCCGTTGCAGCCAATCCAGCACCATCGCTGGTCACGTCGGCCCCTGCTGAGCCTGCTGCCCAGACGCCGGAACAGCTCGCGGCAGCCGAGACGGCCAAGGCCGAATCGAAGGCGCGCACCGATGCTTTCACTGCGGCTGCCGATCCTGCCGGCAAGAAGGCTGCATACGCGGCGCTGAATGCCGATGAGAAGAAAGCGACGTTCGACGCGCTGAGCGAGGACGACCGCAAGGCGCTGGAGATCAAAGACCCAACCATCCCGGTCTATGACTTCAAGCTGCCCGAGGGCATGACAGTGGCCAAGGAGCAGATGGACGCCTTGACCACGCTCGCGACGGAGACCAAGACGCCGCCCGAGGTGGCGCAGAAATTCCTCGATATGCACGTGTCCCTCGTTCAAGCGCAGGCTAACGCCAGCGTCCAGAACTACGTCGACACGCAAAACAAATGGGTCACGGAAGTGAAGGCTGATCCCGAGATCGGCGGGCCGCATTTGGAGGCAACAATCGCCTCCTGTGCCCGCGCGATAGATCGCCTGAATGTTCCGGGATTCCGCGAGGCACTGGACTTGACGGGGGCCGGCAATCACCCGGCCGTCGTCAAGGCCATGAATCGCATCGGGCAGCTCATGAGTGAGGACAGGTTCAAGCCGGGCGGAGCACCGCCGGCCGCTGGGCCGAAGTCGCCTGCCTCAGTCCTCTATGGCGATGGTCCGATCACCACGACATAGCCCTTCAATTCGGAGTAACCAATGGCTCTCATCAACTCCTCTACGGCCCTGACCCTCGCGGAATGGGCCACGCGACTCGACCCCGGCGGGAAGCCGGCGGCGATCATCGAACTGCTCGGCCAGACCAACGAGATGCTGACCGACATGCTGTGGATGCAGTGCAACGACGGCGCGGGTCACAAAACCACCGTTCGCACCGGCCTGCCTGCCGCCACGTGGCGCCTGCTCAACTACGGCGTCCAGCGCACCAAGAGCACCACGGCCCAGGTCCGTGACGCCACGGGCATGCTGGAAGCCTACAGCGACATCGACAAGGCGCTGGCCGACCTCAACGGCAACACCGGCGAGTTCCGCATGGGCGAGGACATGGCCTTCTTGCAGTCCATGAACCAGTCGATGCAGGGCACCATCATCTATGGCAGCCAAGCAGCGACGCCTGAGCGCTTCACCGGCCTGGCGCCGCGCTTCTCCTCGTTGTCGGCATCGAACGGCCAGAACATCGTCGATGCTGGTGGCTCTGGCTCGACCAATACGAGCATGTGGCTCGTGGGTTGGGGGCAGAACACCTGCCACGGCCTGTTCCCGAACGGATCGAAGGCCGGCTTGCAGCAGCGTGACCTCGGCGAGGTGCCGCTGTACGACCAGAACGGCAACGTCTACCAGGGCTATCGCACCCATTTCAAATGGGACTGCGGCCTGACCGTCCGTGACTGGCGCTTCGTCGTGCGCATCGCCAACGTGAACGTCACGTCGGGCGCCGTCACCACGTCCAACCTGCTCAACTACATGATCGCGGCTGTGAACAAGCTGCCGTTCGTGTCGGCCGCTGGCAACAGCCCGCCTCCCGAGGGCACCAAGCCCGGCGCCGTCAACACGGCCTTCTACTGCAACCGCTATCTCCGCACCGCCCTGGACATCCAAGCGCTGGCGAAGACCAACAACTTCCTCACGATCGAGACGCGGGATTCGAAGCCCTACACCTCGTTCCGTGGCATCCCCATCCGCATTTGCGACCAGCTTCTCAACACCGAAGCCCGCGTCGTCTAAGGAGAACACCCATGTTGATCGACTTCCTCAATCAGTTCTCGGCGGCCTATTCGCCGACCGCAGTGGGCACGACCTACTCCGATGTCCTCGACCTCGGCGTGGACCGCGACGTTGGTGGTGCCGTCACCGAAAATCTCATGATGCTGATCCAGGTGACGACGGCCTTCACCTCTGCTGGCTCCGCCACCATGCGGGTGCAGTACCAGACATCTTCGGACAACGTCACCTACTCGACGCTGGTGCAGTCCGACGATGTTCCCGTGGCCTCGATGATCGCCGGCTATCGGTTCCTGGAGAACTCGGCGCCGGACATCACCAAGCGCTACAACCGCATCGCCTACATCATCGGCACCGCCGCGATGACGGCGGGTGTCATCAAGTCGGCGTTCACGCCGGACCTCCAGCGCGCCCCGTCCTACGCGGCCGGCTACACGGCATAGGTGATCCATGGCTAAGGAAAAGGTTCTCTACAAGGTCTTGGATACCTCCTACATCGGCATGCGGACATACGAGCCCGGCGAGTACGTCGCGCTCGATGCCGACACCGAGACGGGGGCCAATCTCAAGAAAGCCACGGCAGCGGAGATCGCGAAGCATCAGGCAGCGATCGAGGAAGCCAAGGGCGATCCCGACCTTGTAACGGCCTGATCCAAGCCGTTCCTCAATCTTCGGAGTAACTTCAATGGTTGCAGTCTCTACTCTTGTATCCGACCCCAGCACCACGGCAGGCTGGCGGGCGGAAGGTAACGACTTCGCGGCACGTCAGGGTGACGGCGCGGACTATGCGGACCTGATCGCCAAGTCGATCACCCTCACGGGGCCTCCGGCTGGCACGGGCGTCAATGCCCAGTCCGCTATCCCGCGAGGTGGGGCCGGTGGCTTCGTGGCGACCTTCGCCTCGAACCAGTCTCCCGCCTCTGTCGCCACGCTCACGACCGTCAATCGAGGGATGACGCTCATCAACGGCACGGGCGCCGCAGTCACCATCGCGAGCACCGATCTCGTGATCGTGAACAAGCCCACGGCCCAGGCCGGGCTCGGCGTCGGCAACGAGTATGTGTCGTCTGCCGGCGTGTTGGCGGTCTCCTTCGCCAACCTGTCGGCCGGCTTCCTCACTCCCACGTCGGCGGAGAAGTACGGCGTCATCGCCCTTCGTGGTCTCAACTCCGTCACGACCGTGCTCACGCCGGCCGCCGTGACCCTGAGCACCACGGCAGAGCAGCAGTTCTCCGTCACGGGCCTCCGTGCTGGCGAGCTGGTGAAGGTCAACAAGCCCACGATCCAGCCGGGCCTGGAGATCGTCGGCGCGCGAGTGGTGTCGAACAACCTTCTCGGCATCACCTTCGGCAACCTCACGGCTGCCACGCTCACCCCGACCGCTGGCGAAACCTACACTGTGATCTCGTTGGGCGGCCTCGACGCCATCAACAACGATATCCAGTTCCAGGTATCGGCGGCGCCCGTAGCGGTGCCCACCCTGTCCTCGCTGGCGGGGACGCTGACCATCAGCAACCTCGCTGTCACCGACACGGTGAAGGGCGTCCAGAAGCCCACGAACCAGCTCGGTCTCATTGCCGGTGGCGGCTTCGTCTCCGCTGCCGGTGTGGGTGCCGTCGTGTTCGGCAACTTCACCACCGCGTCGATCACGCCGACCGCCAACGAGATTTATGGCGTGTCGGTCTTCCGGCCCAACCCGGCTGCCCCGCTTGTGGTGCAGGCGGTGACGCTCACCCCGGCATCTGTGGCTGCCAACACCACGGCAGAGCAGACTTTCGCTGTAACGAACGTCGTGGCTTCGTCCATGGTGTGGGTCAACAAGCCCACGGCACAGGCGGGCCTCGGCATCCTCGGTGTCCGCGTCTCGTCCGCTGGCAACATCGCGATCACCTTCGCCAACTTCACGTCGGCGACGCTGACCCCGACTGCCGGTGAAAGCTATCTGGTGGGCAACTTCCAGATGCCGCTCGATACTGCGGGTGGTGCTGTGATCCAGTCCGCCAGCATCGTCGAGACCACGACATCGACGCTGGCGAACGCCATGCGTGCGGCGCTCGTGTCGGCCGGTTTCATCCCCGGCGCATGATCTCCATCATCCTTCCAAGCAGGGGGCGGCCCGCCAGTCTGGCGCGGGCCGTCGCTTCGCTTGTGCGATGCGAGTGTGAGATCGTGGTTGGCCTCGATGAGGACGACCCCACGGCCGACGATGCCATGGAGATGCTGGACTATCCGCAAGTCAGGATCGTCCGCAGTTTCCGCAAGACCACGACGGCGCAGCTTTTCAACGTGCTGTCCGAACATGCCACGGGAAGTCACGTCATCGCCTTCCCGGACGACTACACCATGGACCAGCCGAACTGGTCGGAACTGGTTGAGGAGACCGTCGCGCGCCTTCCTGGAGGTTATGGGGTGGCGTACCTGCAAGACCCGATGTATCCGTACTTCGCCACCTTCCCCATTCTCTCGCGCGCCACCATAGCGCTCAACGGTGGGGCATTCTTCCCTCCGTACTTCCCGTTCCTGTTCGGTGACACCTACTGGAATGAAGTCGGCGTGATGAGTGGTCTGATCGTACGATCGGAGGCGTCGGTGACGATCCGCGCCGACACGGGCCATATCCATACCTACCGGGACCTGAAGTTCTGGTCGGAGATGTACGACAAGACGCGCCCCCTTCGGGAGGATATCGCCATCAAGATCATCCGTGCCGCCTTTGGCGATGGGCAGCAGGCCGAGACGCTCATCACCACCCTGGCCGAACGGAAGGCCGCGCTGATCCGTCTTCATGCACCCAACATGACGCAGGAATTTTACGACAAATGGGAGAACAAGCACGGTGGATTCCACCATCCCGCCTATGCTGCCCTGAAGGCCAAGGCCGACAAATTCATGGAGATCGCATGACGTTCGTGGTTTTCGCTACCCCGGCTTTCGACGGCACCGTGACGCTGGGCTACCTGACTTCGATGATGCGGACCACCCGCGTGCTTGACGAACGCGGGATCAAGTGGGAGCACGCGACCATCGGCGGCGACCCCTATCTCGCCAAGGTCCGCAACGCGCTGGTATCCGCTGCATTGCAGCAGTTCCCGGACATGACGGACCTGTTCTTTCTCGACGCCGACCTCGATTGGGACCCGCAAGCGGTCCTGAAGCTGCTCGACCATCCTTCGGAAGTGGCGGCGGCGATCTACCCCAAGAAGATGGACGCGCCGGACTTCCCCTGCGAGCTGGTCTACGAGGGTGCAGAGATCGTGGACGGCAAGCCGGTCGGCGGTTCGATGGTCGAAAAAGACGGCTGGTACAAGGCCCGCAAGGTCCCGACCGGCTTTCTGCGCATCAAGCGGCAGGTTCTCGAAGCCATGGCATCCGTAAGCGGACGCTACAAGGACGGGACCAACGGCGGTGCGCTGTGCTGGAACATCTTCGAGATGGGCTACTCTCCCGACAAGGAAGCGGTCGACGGCCTCGGCGAGTGGTGGGGCGAGGACTACGCCTGGTGCGAAAAGTACGTTCGTGGCGGAGGTGAGATATGGGTCTGGCCCGATGCCGAGTTCGGGCACCGCGGCCCGAAGACCTGGCGCAACAACCTGCTGCCCTTCGTCCAGAACGCCGCCGCCGGCCGGAACCTCAAGCTTGTGAAGTACGGCGGGCACGGCGAGGCGGATCAATCTTTCCCTGTCGCGGCGGAATAAATGCCCAGCATCACCGACATTTGCAACGCGGCGATCTCTCACTGTGGCACGCGGTCGAAGATCAGTTCTATCAACGAAGGCAGCCCCGAGGCGAATAGCTGCGCCACGCACTTGCCCTTCGTTCGAGACTCGACGCTGCGGGCTGGTGATTGGAATTTCGCTCGCCGGACGATGGAGCTGGCCACGCTGCTCAACCCGCCCGCGCGGTGGAGCTACAAGTACGGCGTGCCGACCGACTGCATCCGCGTGCGTCGATTGAACGATGTCCCGATGCTGATCCTGCCGGAGACGTTCTTCGAGATGGCGGCCGATGTCGATCAGACCGGGGCCATTATCAGCGTGATCCTGACGAACGCCACGCCCCTTGCCGCGATCTACACGGCACAGGTGACGGACCCCTTGCGGTGGGATGCAGGCTTCACCGACGCCATCATTTACGGCTTGGCCGCTCGCGTCTGCTACGAGCTGACGGGCAAGGAGGACCGGACCAAGACCCTCACGCAAATGTGGGCTGCCGCGCTCGATACCGCCAAGGTCGAGATGGCGAACGAGCAGAGCCAGCCGAACCGCACCTACGTGCCGGAGAACCTTGCTGTGAGGGGATACAACGACGGACTGGCTGAGTACGGACAGGTCTGGCCGGGCAACGGCTGGCCGTGGCCACAGGGAATTCCGTGACATGCCGGCAATCCCCACGATCCAGCCATCATTCGCCGCTGGTGAGCTAGGGCCATTCCTCTATGGGCGAGTGGACCTCGCCAAGTTCCATGTTGGCGCGCGGAAGATGCTCAATTTCTTCGTGCATGCGCAAGGTGGAGCGTCGAACCGGGCTGGGACCTCATATGTGGGTGAGGTGGACAGCAGCACCTACCGCCATCGATTGATCCCATTCCAGTTCCGCTCTCTACCGGGTGGGCAGACCTATGCGCTGGTGTTCGGCAATCTCACCATGCAGGTTGTGAAGAACGGTGCATTCGTCGAGTCGAGCCCCGGCACGCGCTATACCTTGGCTACGCCCTACCTTGCCGCCGATCTCCCACTGCTGAAGTTCGTGCAAAGCGCCGATGTCATGACGCTCACGCACAGCCTGTACCGTCAGCAGAAGCTCACCCGCACAGGTGACGCTGCATGGACGATCACACCCATCACCTTTGCCCCCACTCAGGCGGCCCCCACAGCCTTCTCCAGCACCGGCGTGGGCACCACCTACCTCTATGGCATCACGGCTATCAGCGGATCGAACGGCGAGGAGAGCCTGCCGCTCTACGGAACGTCTCTTTCCCAAACCTCAAAGCTCACCTGGACGAATGCGCTCAACGGGATTTCCTACAACATCTACAAATCCTTGAACGGCATCTATGGCTTCATCGGCTATTCTAGCGATGGGACGGTGGGCTTCACCGATACCACGATTGTGCCCGATGTCGGCGACACACCTCCTCAACAGCGCAACCCGTTCGGCTCGAATATCTCTGCGATCACCAAGGCCAATCCCGGCGCCGTGACGACCATCGGCGCGCACGGCTATACGACCGGAGACACTGGGTATTTCGATAGCGTCGGAGGCATGGTCGAGTTGAACGGCAACAGCTACACGCTGACCGTGACCGGAACGACCACCTTCACCATCGGTGTCAATACGTCGGGATACACCACCTACACCTCTGGCGGCACGGTGCAGGGGCCGGGAGATTTCCCAATCTGCTCGACTTACTACCTGCAACGACAGGTCTTTGCCGGCACGCTCAAGAAGCCAGACACACTCTGGTTCTCCAATGTTGGAGCCTTCAACAACATGAGCGTTGCGGTTCCCACAAAGGACAGCGACGCCATCACCCGGACGCTGGTGAGCCGAGAAGTGAACGCCATCCGGCACTTGGTTCCGATGACCTCCATGCTCGCCATGACTTCCGGTTCGGAATGGCGTGTGTATCCAGGCGGAACGGCTTCAGCTCTCACGCCCGCCCAATGCACGACGCTGCCGCAAACCTACCTCGGCTGCTCCGATAACTGCCCGCCGATCATCGCCGACAATTCGGTCCTGTTCGTGCAGGGTAAGGGAAGCCGCGTCATCGCGCTGAAGTACGACGCCATCCAGGACCTATACGACTCCAAGGATATGTCCGTGCTTTCGCAACAAGTCCTGTGGGACACGCTGGCACAGTACACGCTGGACGAATGGGCATGGGCACAGGAGCCGTTTCGCATCGTCTGGGGCGTGCGCAGCGACGGCTATGCGTTGGGCTTCACCTACATGCGCGAGCATGACGTTTACGCATGGCATCGCCACAATACTCAAGGCACCTTCGAAAGCGTCTGCGCTATCACGGAAGGCGATGAGGCCACAGCCGAGGCGGAGGATACGGTCTATTGGATCGTCAACCGGACCATCAACGGTGCGACGAAGCGCTATGTCGAGAGGATGGTGAGC